AAACGGTCGATATTTCCATCAAGCTGGACCTGACCGAGCGCGTGGCCGTCAAGACCGGCGAGGCGGGCCGCCTGGATATCAAGCACCTGGCCGAGATACAGCACATGCCGGCCTACGCGGACGAGTTCTGGAAGCTGTATGCCGGCGAGACCCTGCTGGCCGAATGGCGCACGCCCGAGGCGACAGCATGAACGACGACCTGCACGCGCTGGAAGCCTGGGCCGGCGCCTTACTGGCCAAGCTGCAGCCGGCCCAGCGCCGCGCCATCAATCAAAAGGTGGCCATCGACCTGCGCCGCAGCCAGGCGCAGCGCATCAAGGCACAGCAGGGGCCAGATGGCGCGGCCTATTCGGCGCGCAAGCGGCGCAAGGAATTCAAAGGCAAGAATGGACGCATCAAGCGGCAGAAGGCGGCCATGTTCGCCAAGATTCGTACTGCAAAACACCTGAAGGTGAAGGCGACCGGCGACCAGATCGAAGTCGGGTTCTTTGGCTGGGTGGCGCGCGTGGCGCATGTGCATCAGTTTGGCCGGCAAGAGCGCGTTACCAAGAAAGGGGCGGTGTACAAGTACCCCGAGCGGCCGCTGCTGGGCTTAAGTGAACAGGATCGGACGTTGATACGCGAATCGCTGCTGCATCACATGGAAAAAAACTAAGATGCTCCAATGCAAACTTCAACTGACATTAGTTATCAAATGAGTTAGAGTCGCAGGATACTGACCGCTACCGGCCAGGAGCGGTCAATCTAAACATAAGATAGGAATATTGCATGCGGCGAATGCGTGAACTAATTAACGATGTGGTCTCTGCATATCCCACAGATGAATTCTTTGTCGAACTTGGATTGACGTTGCGGCAGTCGTCGCAGGCTAGGGCACTCTACCGGGCTTACGATCGCGCCCTTTCTTACCTTGACAGAGATTCTTGGCAAGAGCTGCGCAGAAAAGCCTTGCGTCATTTTCAGGACCATAGAGAAGGGCAATTGAAACAAGGCTTTTTTAATCAACTCAATGATGCCTTTGCCTATCAATTTCTCGTACGTAGCGGGTGCACGAATGTGTCAGTGCTCAGTGAAAAAAAGAATACAAAGATGCCCGACCTTCAGTACTTTGTCGGCGATGTCCTGCATTTTTGCGAGGTGAAGACGATCGGAGTGTCAGAGCAGGAGCTAGCACGTCGAACTTCAGAGTCATTTTTTGATGGGTCGATATATCAAGAACTTTCAGATACTTTTTTCAATAAGCTTGAATCAACGCTTTTACATGCACAATGTCAGATATCGTCGCAAGGCGGAACCGGGCTTGTCTTTATGGTTGTCAATTTCGATGACTTCACTCTTTGCTATCTTGATAAATATCGCGAGCAAATCACAGCGTTTCTCGAGCAGCATGAAGTTCAAGACATCTATATTAAAGTCGGTCTAGTCGGAGGAGCGCGTGTTTCGAAGGGACGATTCGCATAAGCGAATATGCAACAGTCAACGTCGCTAATAATCATAGCAATTATTGCAAATCGTCAATCTGCGCCCATGAGGCGCTCGAAGGTCTGCTTTGGGGCGGAAGCGGCCACCCGCCACGTCGTCCCCTACTTGGAAAATATGAGTTTATGCATCACGGACTGCCATAGTCGCTAAGCCACTTATCAACCCGCCCCCGCGTGCATCCGCACGCGGACTTCGGCAACATGCATTGCATGAACGCCGACCTGTCCGACCTCCTCCGCTTGCTGCAAAACCTGATCCGCCTGGGCACCATTGCCGAGGTCAAAGGAGCCAGGGCGCGCGTGCGGCTTGGCCCAACCCTCACCACCGAATGGCTGAAATGGGCCACCCGGCGCGCCGGCAGCACGCGCACCTGGTCGGCGCCGACCGTCGGCGAACAGGTCATCGTCTTTTCCCCCGGTGGCGACCTGACGCGCGGCATCATCGTGCCTGCGCTGTACTCGCAGGCATTTGACGCGCCCGAGTCCAGCCCCACCATTCACACCACGCATTACCCCGACGGCGCCGTGGTGCAGTACGACCACGCGGCCCACGCCCTGACGGCGACGCTGCCAGGCGGCACCGCCACCATCACGGCCGACAAGGTGACGTCGAACGCGCCCAGCACTATCTGCACGGGCGACCTGACCGTCATGAAAAAACTGATCGTCAACGGCGCCACCGCGCTGAACGGCGGCGTGAACGCCAAGGCCGGCGACGCTGGCGGCGTGGCCATGGCAGTGCAAGGCACGATCAAAGCCAGCGAGGACGTGATGGCCGGCGCCATCAGCCTGGCCAAGCATGCGCACAGCGGCGTCAAGGCCGGCGGCGACCAGTCGGGCGGGCCGCAAGCATGATGGGCATGCACGCCGCCACCGGGCGCAGCCTGACGGGCCTGGGCCATCTGCGCCAGTCGGTCGCCGACATCCTGACGACGCCCATGGGTTCCCGCATCCGGCGCCGTCGCTACGGCTCGGAAGTGCCCGAGCTAATCGACCAGCCCCTGAACAGTGCCACGCAGTTGCGCATCTACGCCGCGACCGCCTTTGCCCTGCGCCGCTGGGAACCACGCCTGCAACTCGCCAGCGTGCAGCTCACGCGCGACACGGACGGCGCCATCACCTTGCTGCTCGATGGCACGGCGAATGGCCAGGGCATCACCCTGGCCGTGCCCGTCAAGCAAGGGGGCGCCGTATGAGCACGCCTATCGACCTGACACAATTGCCGGCGCCCAGCGTGGTCGAAGTGCTGGACTTCGAAGCCATCCTCGCCAACCGTAAAGCGCACCTGGTCAGCCTGTTGCCGGAAGCCGAACGCGCCGCCGTCACGGCCCTGCTGGAGCTGGAATCGGAGCCGGCCACCAAGCTGCTGGAAGAAAATAGCTACCAGGAAACCATCTTGCGCAACCGCGTCAACGAGGCGGGCAAGGCCGTCATGCTGGCGTTTGCCCTCGATGGCGACCTGGACCAGCTGGGCGCCAACGTCAACGTGGCGCGCCTGACCATCACGCCGGCCAATCCCAACGCCCTGCCGCCCGTGGCCGCCGTCATGGAAGACAACGACGCCTACCGCCTACGCATCCAGGAAGCGCCGGATGGCCTGTCCGTGGCCGGTCCGAAGGCGTCGTATGAATTTCACGCCCGCAGTGCGGACGGCCAGGTCAAGGACGCGAGCGCCACCAGCCCCGCGCCGGCGCACGTCATCGTCACAGTGCTGGCGAACAATGACACCGGCATCGCAGACGCCGCGCTCTTGGGCACCGTGGTGCGCGCTCTCAACGCCGAGGACGTGCGCCCCCTGGGCGACCGCCTGACGGTGCAACCCGCCCAGGTGATCGACTACCAGATCGAAGCGACCTTGTTTATCGGCGTCGGCCCGGAAGTGCCGATTCTGCTGGATGCCGCGCGCGCCAACGCGGTGCGCGTGTCGCAACCGCGCCGCCCGCTGGGGTACAGCATCTATCGTTCCGCCTGCAGCGCCGCCGTGCACGTCGAAGGCGTGCGCAAGGTCGTCTTGACCAGCCCGGCCACGGACATCGAGCTGGACGCCACCCAGGCCGCGCGCTGCACCGCCATCCATCTGAATGTGGTGGTGCTCGATGAATAAGCTGGTGCCAACCCTGCCGCCGAATACCACGGCGCTGGAGCGCGCCATTGCCGTGGCCTGCGCCGAACTGGTCAACGTGCCCGTGCCGCTGCGCGACCTGTGGAACGCCGACCGCTGCCCCGTCAATCTGCTGCCGTTCCTGGCGTGGGCCTGTTCCGTGGACCGCTGGGATGACGCCTGGCCCGAATCGACCAAGCGCGGCACGATCAAGGCGTCCTACTTCATCCACAAGCACAAGGGCACGATTGCCGCCGTGCGCCGCGTGGTGGAGTCCCTGGGCTATCTGATCCGCATTACCGAATGGTGGCAGACCACGCCGCCGGGCGTGCCGGGCACTTTCCGCCTCGACGTCGGCGTGCTGGACTCGGGCATCACGGACGCCATGTTTCAGGAAATGGAACGCCTGATTGCCGACGCCAAGCCCGTCAGCCGGCATTTGACCGGGCTTGCGCTGTATCTGGAAACCCGTGGCCAGGTGCAGATCGGCCTGGCCGCCTACCACGGCGATGCGATGACGGTCTATCCGTGGATCGCCGAACAAATCGAAGTGCGCGGCAAGCTGGTACAAGGCGGCGCACCCCATACCATTGACACCATGACCATCTATCCATGAGCACATACTTTGCCATTCTGACGCAGGTGGGCGAGGCCAAGCTGGCCAACGCCATCGCCCTGGGCCAAACCCTGAAACTGAAAAAAATGGGCGTGGGCGACGGCAACGGCGCCCTGCCGATCCCCGACCGCTTGCAAAAGGCGCTCGTGCATGAAGTGCGCCGCGCCGACCTGAACCAACTGGCCATCGACCCGGCCAACGCCAGCCAGATCATTGTCGAGCAAGTCTTGCCCGAGGACGTGGGCGGCTGGTGGATACGCGAAATCGGCATCTACGACGAAGCCGGCGACCTGTGCGCGGTGGCCAACTGCCCGCCCAGCTACAAGCCCCTGATGGTCGAGGGCAGCGGCCGCACGCAAGTGGTGCGCGTGGTGCTGATCGTCGCCAGCACAGCCGCCATCGAACTGAAAATTGATCCGTCCGTGGTGCTGGCCACGCGCCAGTATGCCAATGAGCAGGATATCGAGGTACGCGCCTATGCAGACAAGCAACTGGCAATGCACCTGGCCGCGCTGGATCCGCACCCGCAATACAAGCCAAAAGAGCTAGTCGTCGTCAGCAAGTCCGTGGCCGGCAAGGCCGACGTGGCGCTCACCGCGGCGGAAGCGAAGGCCGACGTGCTCAACGTTACCGGGGCGCTAACAGGTGGCATCAACGTCATCGTGCCGGACACCGCGCGCAGCTGGACCATCCACAACCAAACAAGCGGCGCCTTCACGCTGACCATGAAAACGGCGAAGGGCGCGGGCGTACCGATTGCCCAGGGATGCCGCCGCGCTCTGTATTGCGACGGAACGGACGTGCTCGCGGCGACCACGGACGCCGGTACGGCAACGGGCACAACGCCCATCGCCGGCGACGTCAGTAAAAAGCTGGCCAATACCGAGTTTTGCGCCACCCTGGCCCCCGCCGGGCAAGTGGCCCACTTCGCAACGCCCGTCGCCCCCGCCGGCTGGCTGCGGGCGAATGGCGCCAAAGTCTCACGCGCCGCCTATGAAAACCTGTTCGCGGCCATAGGCACGACCTTCGGCGCGGGCGATGGGGCGGCCACGTTCACGCTGCCTGATTTGCGCGGCGAATTCGTCCGTGGCCTGGACGACACAAGAGGGGTCGATATTGGCCGAACGCTGGGAAGTGCTCAACGGTCGACGGCAATCCGCACCATTCTTGATTACTGGCCCGATCAGTCCTCTGGCGCTATCGGCGCATGGGACACCGATCTGGCTGGTGGCGTGACGCCGCAAGGTTCGAACTCTGGCACCGTACTGAACAACACTGCCTACTTCAAGAGCAACAACAACATTGCGCTGCCAGGAACGGGCAGCAATGACAACCAATCTTTCACGACGCGGCCCCGCAACGTTGCACTGCTTGCGTGCATTAAGTATTGAAAAATGGAGAAGATCGTGGCGAAAAAAATCGTCTATCAGGTTGCCGATAACGGCACCTATCTCGGCAACATCGAGGCGGAGGAATCCCCGCTTGAACCCGGCGTTTTTCTCATTCCCGCCGGCGCTGTGGAGCTGAAACCGATGAACTGCAAAGCCGGGTTTCATCCCGTCTTTCACGATGGCAAATGGGAAGCCGTGCCTACAGCGCCGCCGCCATCCGAAATGCCCGACAACGCGCAAGCCAGGGCGAACGCGGCAATTCTGGCGGACATTGTGCATATCGAGCAGAACAGGCAGCCGCGTGCCTTGCGTGACTTCATCCTGAACGGCGACAACAGCTTCTTGAAGTCAGTCGAGGACGACATTCAGGCGCTGCGCGCCAGGCTATCCGTTTCGACCCCAGCACTTTAATTCTCATCTACTCACCAGGAGAGCCCTATGGCCACCGACTACCACCATGGCGTGCGCGTCATTGAAATCAACGAGGGTTCGCGCCCCATCCGCACCGTGTCCACGGCCGTGCTGGGTCTGATCGCCACGGCCGACGACGCCGACCCTGCCGCCTTCCCGCTCGACACGCCCGTGCTCGTCACCAACGTGCTGGCCGCCATGGGCAAGGCCGGCAAGACCGGCACCCTGTACCGCGCGCTGGAAGCCATCGCCGCGCAAACCAAGCCCCTGACCGTCGTTGTCCGTGTGGACGAAGGCGAGACGGAAGCGGAAACCACCACCAATGTGGTGGGCGGCGTGTCACCCGATGGCAAGTACCTGGGCGTCAAGGCACTGCTGGCCGCGCAAAGCAAACTCGGCGTGAAGCCGCGCATCCTGGGCGCGCCGGGTCTGGACACCAAGGCCGTCACCAACGCCCTGGCCAGCGTGGCGCAGCAACTGCGCAGCTTCGTGTACGCCTCCGCGTATGGCTGCAGCAACGTGGTCGCCGCCACCACCTATCGCGGCCAGTTCGGCCAGCGCGAGGTCATGATCATCTGGCCGGATTTTGTGAACTGGAACACTGCCACCGACGAGGAAGCGAGCATTTCCGCCGTCGCCTACGCCATGGGCCTGCGCGCGAAGATCGACGAGGAAACGGGCTGGCACAAGACGTTATCGAACGTGGTCGTCAATGGCCCGACCGGCTTGACCCAGGACGTGTTTTTCGACCTGCAGGACCCGGCCACCGACGCCGGCGTGCTCAACGCCAAGGAAGTGACTACCCTGATTAACATGGGCGGCTATCGCTTCTGGGGTTCGCGCACCTGCGAGGCGCCGGGCGGCTTCTTCTATTTCGAGAGCTATACGCGCACGGCCCAGGTGCTGGCCGACACCATCGCCGAGGCGCATTTCGCCTTTGTCGATCTGCCCTTGCACCCGTCCCTGGTGCGCGACCTGCTGGAAAGCATCAACGCCAAGTTCCGCGACCTGAAATTGCAGGGCTACATCATCGACGGCCAGGCCTGGTATGACGAGCAGTACAACGACAAGACAGGGCTGAAAGACGGCAAGCTGGCCATCGATTACGACTACACGCCCGTGCCGCCGCTGGAAAACCTGCGCTTCCAGCAGCGCATCACCGACCGCTACCTGGCCGACTTCGCCTCGCGCATCTCCGCTTAACCATCCCCGTGCCCGCCACGCGCGGGCGCAACTGACCACTGGAGAACACTATGGGCATGCCCCACAAACTCAAGCAATTCAACGTCTTTCAAAACGGCGTGCTGTTCATGGGCATGGTGCCTGAAATCACCTTGCCGAAACTGAGCCGCAAGATGGAAGAGTACCGCGCCGGCGGCATGAGCGGCCCCGTGTCCGTGGACTTCGGCAACGATGCGCTGTCGCTGGAATGGAGCGCTGGCGGCCTGATCGCCGAAGCCCTGAAACAGTACGGCGCGCATGCGCACGGTGCGGTGATGCTGCGCTTTGCCGGCGCCTATCAGAACGACGAAGACGGCAACGTCGCCGCCGTCGAGGTCGTCGTGCGCGGCCGCTACAAGGAAATCGACATGGGCGGCGCCAAGATGGGCGACGACACCACCCATAAATACACCATGGCCTGCAGCTACTACAAGCTGATGATCGATGGCGCCACCGTCATCGAACTGGACTTCATGAGCGGCATCGAGAACATCGGCGGCGTCGACACCAATGCGGCCATCCGCAAGGCCAGCGGCCTGTAATCCCCTTTTTATTCACTCCCCACACACACACAAGGACAACACCATGAACACCGAAAACACAAACCAAGCCGTCATCGAGCTGGACGAACCAATCAAACGCGGCGACAGCTTCATCACCTCGCTCACCGTGCGCAAGCCCAAGGCGGGCGCCCTGCGCGGCGTGTCCCTGATCGAGCTGGCCAACCTGAATGTGTCGGCCCTGCAGATCGTGCTGCCGCGCATCACCGAACCGACCTTGACCGCGCACGACATCGCCAACATGGACCCGGCCGACCTGCTGGCCGTGGGCGCCGAGGTTGCCGGTTTTTTGGCGAGCAAAGCCGATCGCCTTTCGGTATCCCCGGCGAAGTAGAAGACGCCATGGCCGACATTGCCGGCGTCTTCCACTGGACGCCGGCAGCGATGGACGGCTTTACGATTGATGAACTGATGGCCTGGCGCGAACGCGCCAGGCAGCGAAGCGGAGCGGAATAGATGGCTGGTCGGGATTTGAGGTTACAGGTAGTGTTTGCAGCGCTGGACAAGATCACCGGCCCGCTGAAAAAGATCATGGGCGGTTCCAGCGACACGGCCAAGGCATTGAAGGCCACCAGCGACCGCTTGCGCGAACTGAACACCCAGCAGAGAAACCTGGGGAAGTTTCGCGAACTGCATAGCGGTATTCGAACAACGGGGGTTGAGCTGAAAGAAGCTCAAAAGAAAGTAAAAGAGCTGGCCGCAAGCATAAAACAGACCGAGTCTCCTACACGCGCCATGACGCGTGATTTGAAGGCGGCGACGAAGGTCACGCAGGCCTTGACGCTGAAAGGCCGAGAACAGAGCCAGCAATTCCGCGCCCTGCGCGCCAGCCTCAAGGAGGCCGGCATCGACACGCGCCAACTGGGCAAGGCCCAGGAGTGGCTTAAGAACAGTATTCAGTTGACCAACGTTGAGCTGGCGTCGCAACAAAAGCGCCTAGCCGCGTCAGCCGCCAAGCAGCAGCGCGTCACCAACGCCACCCAGCATGCGGACAAGCTGCGCAGCAAGGCGGGCAGTATTGCCATGGCCGGCGCGGGCGCGACAGCGGCCGGCGCGGTCATGGCCATGCCTATCGCCAAGGGGCTACACGAGGCGAAGCACTACCAGCTGGAAAAAGCCCGCGTCAATGCCCTGGGCCTGGGGCCGGAAACCAGCCAGCAGGCGATCAAGTTCGCCAAGAACATGAAGACCTACGGCACCAGCCAGAACGAGAACCTGGAACTGGTGCGCGACGCTATGTCGATCTTTGGCGACTTGCACCACGCGGAAATGGTCGCGCCCACCCTGGCCAAGATGAAGTTTGCCAACAAGGCATTCTTCGGCGCCGAGTCGGGCGAAGAGAACGAGCGCATCTTCATGGACTTGCTCAAAGTCATCGAGCAACGCGGCGGCACGGCCAGTTCGGAGAAATTCCACGACCAGGCCAACATGATGCAAAAGGTCATCACGGCCACGGGCGGGCGCGTGGGGCCGACGGAATGGCTGAACTTCATCAAGACGGGCGGTATCGCTGCCAAGATCATGGATGACAAGCAGTTCTATTACCAGATGGAACCGCTGGTGCAGGAGGTCGGCGGCCACCGCGCCGGCACGGCCCTGATGTCCGGCTATTCGAACCTGTATCAGGGGCGCACCACCAAGCGCGCCGTGACCAATCTGGAAAACCTGGGACTGATCGGTGACCACAGTAAAGTGAAGCACGATAAAGTCGGTCAAGTCTCTACGCTTGGCCCTGGCGCCCTGCTTGGCAGTGACATTTTCCGGCGCAGCCAATTTGAGTGGCTGGAGCAAGTGCTGTTGCCACAACTGGAAAAGAAAGGCATCACGGATCCCAAGAAAATTGAGGACACCATCGGCAGCCTGTTTTCGACGCGCACGGCCGGCAATCAGTTTCTGGATATGTTCAAGCAACGCATCCAGATGCACAAGAACGCCAAGCTGAACGCAGGCGCGTATGACATCGAGCAGATTTATGACCTGGGCAAGCAGCAGGCCGGCGGCGCCGAACTGGAAGCGACGGCCAAGCTGGCCAACCTGAAACTGACCATGGGCGAGAAAATCCTCCCCCTGTACGCGCAGGGGCTGGAAATGGCGATCAGCGCCATTACGCGCCTGAACGCCTTCATGGAGCGCAACCCGACCGTGGCCAAGGTCATGATCGCCGGCTTTGCCGTGCTGGCGGGCCTGCTGCTGGTACTGGGGCCGCTGATGCTGGGCATTGCCGCCCTGATCGGCCCGTATGCCATGTTGCGCGTCATGTTCGCCAAGATGGGCGTGACCGGCGGCGTGCTTACGCCTATCCTGCGCGGCCTGGGTGGCGCCTTCATGTGGGCGGGCCGGGCGGTGTTGTGGCTGGGCCGCGCTCTTCTGATGAACCCGATTGGCATTGCCATCACTGTCATCGCCGGCGCCGCCTTCCTGATCTACAAATACTGGGAGCCGATCAAGGGTTTCTTTCGCGGCCTGTGGTCGGACGTCAAGACGGCATTTGCCGGCGGCTTCGTTGGCATCAATAGCCTGATTGCCAACTGGTCGCCGCTTGGCCTCTTCTATCGGGCCTTCGCGGGCGTGCTGGGCTGGTTCGGCATCGCGCTGCCCGCCAAGTTCACCGACTTTGCCGCCAACATCCGGCACAGCATTGTCGAAGGACTGGCGCCGCTGACGGGCTTCATTGCCAGTCTTTGGTTGCAGCTGAAAACCACCTTCAGCGGCGGCATGGCCGGTATCACCGCCCTGATCATCAACTGGTCGCCGGTCGGCGTGTTTTACCAGGCGTTCGCGGGCGTCATGAGCTGGTTCGGCATCAAGCTGCCGGCCCAGTTCACCGAATTCGGCGCCAACATCCTGCGCGGCCTGGTCAACGGCATCACCGGTTCCATGGGCGCCGTCAAGGACGCCATCAGCAATGCCGGTTCCAGCACTATTGCCTGGTTCAAGGAAAAGCTGGGCATCCACAGCCCGAGCCGAGTGTTTGCCCAGCTCGGCGACTACACCATGCAGGGCCTGGCCTTGGGCCTGGACCGTAGCGAGGGCGAGCCGATTGCCAAGGTGTCCGGACTGGCGCAGCGCCTCACGCAATTGGGCGCCGGCATTGCCATCGGCACGGCCACGGCCCTGCCTGCCAGCGCCTTCGACACGCGCACCCCGCTGTCGCAGGGCGGGTTCGGCGCCGGCATGACCATCCAAGGCGACAAGATCGAAATCACTTTTAACGTGCAGGCCGGTACCGATCCGCAGGCCATCGCGCGCGCGGTAAGCGCGGCGCTCGATCAGCGCGACCGGGAAAAAGCGGCGCGCATCCGCTCGTCCTTGCGCGACCACGATTAAGAAAGAAACACCACCATGATGATGATTTTAGGAATGTTCGTGTTCAGCCTGCCGACCTTGGCCTATCACGAGCTGCAGCGACAAACGGAATGGAAGCACGCTAGCACGGCCCGCGTGGGCCTGCGCGACGCGCACCAGTACGTGGGGCCGGGCGACGACACGATTACGCTGTCGGGCTGGGTGGCGCCGGAACTGACCGGCTCCCTGTACTCGCTCGATGCGCTGCGCATGATGGCCGACACCGGTAAATCGTGGATTTTGATCCAGGGTACGGGCCGCATTCTCGGCTCCTATCGCATCACCAGCATGACGGAGGGGCGCAGCATCTTGGACGGCAGCGGCGGCGCGCGCCGCGTCGAGTTCACCATTGCGCTCAAGCGCGACGACGACGGCGTGCTGGCCATGGTCGGCCTGGGCGACATCGGCGACCTGAAAAACATGCTCAGCATCGATGGCATGACCAGCAGCATTGCCGGCGCGGCCAAGAACGCCGTGGGCAGCGTCGTGGGCAATGTGGTCGGCGGCATCACCTCGAAATACGGCGGCGTGGTCAGCGAGATGAAAGACAAGATCGGCGGCAGCATCAGCGGCGCCATCGGCAGCGCGGCGGACAAGTTCAAATGAGCGAGCATATCCCCGCCTTCAAGGTCAGTATCGAGGACAAGGATTTGACGGCCATCGTCTCGCCGCGGCTGATTAATCTGACCTTGACCCTGTGCCGTGGCGACGAGAGCGACCAGCTCGACATTTCCCTGGACGACAGCGACGGCAAACTGGCGCTGCCGCCGCGCGGCGCGCAGATCGCCCTGGCGCTGGGCTGGCAAGCGTCCGGCCTGGTGGATATGGGCAAGTTCACCGTGGACGAGGTGGAACACAGCGGCGCGCCCGACACCATCACCCTGCGCGCCAGGTCGGCCAACCTGATCGACACCTTCAAACAGCAGCAGGAGCACAGCTTTCACAAGACCACCCTGGGCGCCATCATCGAGGCGATTGCCTTCCGCAACGAGCTGGCGTCGGGCGTGTCGGCGCGCCTGCGCGACACGGCCATCGAGCACATCGACCAGACGCATGAAAGCGATGCGGCCTTCCTGCGCCGGCTGGGCAGGAAATACGACGCGGTGGCCACAGTCAAGAATGACACCCTGCTATTCATCCCCATCAACCAGAGCCGCACGGCCAGCGGCAAGGCACTGCCCGTGATTCCCATCACGCGCGCCCTGGGCGACGGCCACCGCTACCACAGCGCCGAAAGCGACGCCTATACGGGCGTGCGCGCCTTCTGGCACGACGAGCGCTACGCGCGCCGCCGCAGCGTCGTGGCCGGCGTGCCCGGCAACAGCAAGCGCCTGCGCACCACCTTTGCCAACGAAACCGACGCGCGCGCGGCAGCCGTGGCCGAATGGCAGCGCATCCTGCGCGGCCTGGCCACCTTCGAAATGAACCTTGCCCTGGGCAACCCGGCCATGTTCCCGCAATCGCCCGTGACCGTGACAGGCTTCAAGCCCGAGATCGACGCCACCGACTGGCTATCGGTCAAAGTCACGCACAGCCTGGGCGGCAACGGCTTTACCACGCGGGTGGAGTTTGAGACGAAGACGGAAGCGGTCGAGGCCGAGCGCGAGGAAGAGAAAGACCCGGACGAAGGCATCACGGGCGTGGTGGCCAGGTGGAAGGACGTAGCGGCGAAGAAGAAAAAGGCGGGCCAGGAGCAGGCCGGCGCTACGGGCACGCTCAAGACGCTTGAGCACCTTTACAAGAGCAAACAGGCCGCCAAACGGGCGGCCATGCATGCGTGGAAGCACATCGAAGAAGTGCGGGAAATCATCCGCGAGAACAGCGAGGAACCGTGGAATCCTTCACAAGCGGTAGCCGCCGCAGAAGCGGCATGAACGTGCGCTACTACATCCGCTCAGCGGATGCTTTTGCCTGCGGATTCAATCGGTGGTCGCAACACTCTGGAAAAGGCTAGCTAATTCAGCATGAAGGTTTTTTTGTTTGATCGACAGACTTTAGTCGTCGAACGGATCATAGGCGCGACCTTCTTCGGTTAGCTCATAAAATCCATTGCCGACGTCTTTGATAAGTTTCATTTTCATGAGTTCAGCTATTGAATCAATAAGGTAATTTTCATTAGTGTGTCTCCCCTCCCCCCAAGTGACGTTTTTGATTGTCAAAGCTAATGAGTTGTTATCTTCATTTAAAATTATTGGAGATGATTTTCTAATTGCAGTCTCCATTATGGCATTGACCATTTTTGATAGGTGTCGCTTGATATTGGAATTCATTTCAGCTTCTGCCGCTTCTAAACGATCTGGGACTTCGCCTAATATTCTAAGTGCCTCGCTCACGGACTTTACGATTGTCAGGCTTTTTCCAGTATTTATAGAAGCAAATTCATCTCTAAGAATTTTCTTGTTTTCTGTGAACGTCCTATCGTTTGATACGATTATCAAATCCTCATTACAGAAATCAAGCAATTCTTCCCATAGCAATTCGTCGCAAACCGAGTGCCTATCCGGTGAGATTGGTGGATTTCCTAATATCTTCCGCTTTTTAGCCCTGATAATAAGCTTTTCTTCTGTTTTTATAAAGGCGCAAATTTTAGTTAGATTTTCGTATGCATCAAGCACAGGGTCGTCCCCCTGCTTAGGTTCAAGCATTGCGTTAATCTTGCTCTTCAACTTTTTTCCGAGCTTGTGAATTTTTGATTGTAGTTGGGTTGCTTCCTTATACTCAACCATATCTTGCACCACTGCTGTGGTTAATATGGAGGTGGATGTGGTTCTATCAATATCCGCAGCAAGCTTAATTAGTTGTGCTGTTCGATTTCGCTGAAACTCTCTATATCCCTGCTCTGAAATTATGAGGGTGTCTTTCTGCTTCTTTAGCTCATCAAATAAAGATAATCTATCATTCGCACACCGATAAAAATCAAGAAATATATTCGTATCCACAAACAGTTTTGTCACTTTTATTCCTCTCCAGCAATTAAATAACAGCTATTCCAAAAATAGGAGCCCATGCCCCACATAAACACCAACTTCCGTAAGAGGTGATCTAAGCTGAACTCGATCGGAGTATGACAGTAGCACATGCTGTTCATGACTTGGAAGTGCACGAGACGAGGTTGAGGGTATGGGAGCTGGCTCCGGGCCCTCAACAGGCCTTTCCGGTAAGTACTTTACGACTATTATTTTTCTGAAAACAGCATTTCGACCTGAAGGCGTGAACAGTATCAATCGCTACACAGCAGACAAGAATTAGGGGGCGCTGACGACAGCAATGGGGCGAATCCAGTCTATCATGTGGCGCAGTGGATTTTCCACCTGACAAACTGCTATGCTGAGGGGAGCGGCCGGAGCATGCCCATAATAGACATTTGAGAGTCAAAATGACAAACGTTGAACCGACACACCGTTTGAGGGTCAGGTCTGCCATTTCGACACAGGCCCAGCGATGCGAATCCTCAGGCTAAAGTCTCTGTGTAAACTCAGCGTCAATACGCATACGCGGCTTAGTTAGTCGTACCGTATTGACACTTAGTACATCACAGTTTGCTGCGAGTCTTGACGCCAAGGCTGAGATCGTGTCCGAGTGGCGGACCTGACCCCACGCCACGTACAAGGTTAGCAACTACCCTTAGGCAGCGTTTTGGTTGAGATTAATAAGTCGATGCACTTGATCTGCATATAAGTCTAACCATGTTCGATGGCCAGCGTGCAGTTGAAGAAGCTTCGACTTCGGCGTTACCTCAACTGAGCCAGGATTGTCCTTTATGAGATGGCGAATCTCTACGGCCGCATGACCGGGCGAAATGTCATCATCAAATACCATCATCATGAAAACTAACGCCCCGAATGTAACCATGCGCAACTGATAACTTTGCCTACCGATGGCCCGTCCATAACCGATTCGCACCAAGAAAGGATTGAATGTAGGAGCATCAATTGGAACAGCGGAAAAATAGTTTCGATATTCCGGCGACTCATGAAGATTCAGTGGTGCAGCCATATACCCTATCAGTGCGATTTGAGACCGTTTTATACGATTCTTGCCTTCGAGCATATACGGTATATGTGGCTCGAACATATAGGTGTGAGCACCATCAGTCCGCGATGAATTGAAAGAAATCTTTAGTAACCAACGCACCAAATCATCAAAGTCGTATTGCAGCTTTATAGATCTTTTTAAGTAATTACTTGTCATAACCCCGGAGCTGAGCAGGAGAGACTTACCCTTGTTATCCAACTCCCCCAGTTTTTCGTTATTGCATTTCTGGCAAACGTCCTTGACCTTGAACTCGCCAGGTAACATTTTCTCAGCGACCTCATTCCAACCAACGACTAATTTTGACAGTTCATATTGAAATTGGTATAGAAATGACGGAATGACATGCTCTCTTGTCATCTTCGATTCGGATTTGCAGTAAGCGCAAGCTGGCATACGTTTCTGTTGAAAATTAGTTTAAGACCGCCAGACTATAGCACCAACTTTCCTTTTTTCAAAAGCTTGGATAGGAAGGGAAAATATTCTTGAGCTGGTAAACTGCTTTTACCCTTAATAGCAGCAAGCCAATGTGCGTGCAGCGATACTTCATTTCAGTGAGCGCTACCGTTCTTCATCAACGTCTGAGGGGCAGGTCCACCATTCCGACACAGGCCCAGGCATGCGAATCCCCAAGCTGAAGTCGCTGCGTAAGCTCGGCGTCAATACTCATACGCAGCATAGTTAGTCGAGCTGTATTGACAATTAATAAATCACAGTTTCCTTTGAGTCTAGACGCCAAGGCTGGCGATCGTATCCGAATGGCAGACCTGCCCCTGCCCACCCTTGCTGCCACCCCTTGAGTGTCTCGATAGTTCCGGCCTTAGATGATTGCACCAATCTCTCGCCCAAAGTAGTGCTTAATCGCCGGCGAATTTTCTACTAGGTAACCCTGCCTGTTTCCACAGACATTTCAATCATCTTGTTGTAGTATCTAACAATGGAAATTTACATTGATGAATCAGGTCTTTTTGCCGCTTCAAATACAAGTGGATCATGGAGCGTTGTAGCAGCTTTTGCCGTCCCTGATCAAGCCGTTCCAAACATGGAATTAGCGTTAATGGCGGCAAAGACCAGTATAGGATGCGACATAAATTCAGAAATTAAGTTGAAGCACTTTCATCGCAATGAAAAGGCCTACTTTCGATTTTTACACAATATAGCTCTGCTTGATGGCTTGATTTTTGCAACAGCATCAGACTCATCTCTGAATGCGCCCGCTGCTGTGCTCCTTCACAAAGACACTCAAGTTAAAAAAGTACGCGAGCATATAGCCAAGATGCGATATGAAGAAGCTCGCCAGAACATTGAAACAATTTCTTCGAAGTTAGGCAGGTTGTCCCTTCAGCTTTATACGCAACTTTATTGCCAAGTAGAGTTGATACAAGACGTAGTTGACTATTCAATAAATTATTTCGCTCAACGTTACCCAAAAACGCTTAGTGTCTTTAAGTGGCGCATCGATCGCTCTGGTCCCCCGCCAAGTGCATACGAATACGCATTTGAACAAATGGCGCCACTTTTGCTTCAGACCATATCCTTAACAAGACCACTTTGCAAATTTAAATCGCCGGATTTTGATTACAGTCATTTGGAGCAATTCGAAATGATGATGCCGGCTTTCCTTAAAGATGACTACAATATTGAATTAACAACTGATCGAGGACTAGATCTTCAGCAGGTGATTCGTGGCGATATGGAATTTGTAGATTCATCAAAAAGTGTTGGCGTACAGGTCGTTGACCTTATCGTTTCGGGTCTACGTCGCTGCCTTCAGCGGGGGTTTAATGACAATGAGAAGGCTGCGGCGATGTTAGGTCAACTTATGGTGCAGCACCAAAAAAATGAAGTGCCAATTAAGTTGGTCTGCTTTAGAAAAGACCGTCCTTTTCTTGATAAGAAAACTGAAAAAATAGTAAATATTATGCGTGCGACCGCGAAAGGAATGTCGCGTCGACAATAGGTAAGCAAGGCTGTCGTGAAGATCTTCTCACTTTGCAGTCAAATATGCATCGCTGAATATGGTGCTGGCAAGAGAAGCACCGGAATCGCCCGCATCAAGCAGACGTTTCCGATAATTCATAGAACTGGAAATTATGCAGAGAAAGCACGTAAGATTTACAATAAGCATAAGAAGGTAAATTATTTGCAGACTATTTTTCCTTTT